ACGTCCATGTATGTCTGAACATCCTTTTCAGGAATCATCATTTCAAGACCATCTGTGTTTTGCATTAATGGTTGACAATCAGGTATAGCTTCTGCTAACATCTCATACAACATTGATAGTTGTAGTTGACCGTTTACAGTAATCTGCATGGTCATCTGCGGATCATACAAGAAACTATTCTCATCATTACTCAAACCATAAGTAGAGTTCAAGATAATCTTGTACACATAGTTCTTTGGATCTGACTTTGGTATCTTCTTTCTTTCTTCAAAGAACCACTCGTACAACTCTAAGAACTCTTTCTTTGGTAGATGCTCTGGTGCAAAACCGTTTCTAATAGCAAGGTTAGGATAGAAAGATGTTACGTCGCTTGACATAATAGTCCATCCTGGTTTTGCTTCATAGATACCAGCTTTTGTTGCACCATGGATACCACCAAGACCATAGTAACTATCAACTCCTTTGTATGTAACCTTATAGTCTAAAGCCCCTTTTGTTTCCACTACAACCTTGCTTTTAAAGAAGTTAAGTAGATTGTTAAACTCAGGTGTTTTAAACTTAATATAAGGCAGTATACAGTCCTCTAATATAATTTGTTTTCTTGGCGTACGTAGTTTTTTAAGCACGCTTTTTTCGATGTTTAACTTATTTGTTAAGAAGTAAGCAAACAACTCTTTTGATATGCGTGGCTCAGATGCAGATAGTAAGTCAATCTTGTATTCTTTGCTTAAGCTAAGACGTAGATTAATCTGTTCTTTACTAATCTCCATAATATTACGCGTACTCTCAACGTCATTAACACAATACTCTAGTACCATCCTTTGAGTTTCCTCTGATGTTATAGGATCATTGTGATGATGTGGCATCTCAAGTACACTAAACCAATCCATACTATACTGGATCCACTTAAGACTACTCATCTTTGCAGGATTATCCCAGTGGTTAAGCTTGAATACATCGATCTGCTTGATAGACAACTTGTATGGTGCATAGTCAAGCATCTCTTTTAACTCTTGCTTATTGATTACTGTCTGAGCATACCCGTAGATTATACGAGCAATAACTAAAGGTGAGAGACCTTTCCACTCTTGATGATTCTCAAGAACGTATTGAGTGATCTGACTGTCAAAGCCAAGACCATTATATGATATATGATACTCTTGATTTTTAACGTTTTCTTTTAGGAAGTCAACGTAAGCATCAAAGTCATCTCTGAACTCTGATACCACAAAGTACTTACGCACCTTGTCATTCTTGTAATGGATGAAGACTGCCATGAAACAATTACAGATTGTCTCGTAGTCCATCACCCAGTGTGCTTTAGTTTTCATTATGCAGTTGTTCAGTTAAGCTGTTCCCCCGTGTATAGTGCATAAAAAATGGGAGAAGCAGAACCTCTCCCATTAGTACATTAGCAACTTAAACTACTTCTTTATCAAAGATTCGTAATCACTGTGAACCTTTTGAGTATTGTCATGCATGTTTTGGATGAAGTCAAGGATCTCATCTGCATTCTCAATATAATACTCGTAAGATGATTCCATCAAACGTCTTTCTTCAGCAAAAGGTGTAAACTCTTCTGGATCTCCTGCTTTTCTTTTTACTGGTAAGAAGTGATACTTTTGTCTTTTCTCTTTTGAGATGATAGCTAAGATACCTTGAGAAGCATCATAGATACATTCTGAATAAGGACAGTCAATGTGTGATGGAATCATACGGAAACTGTCAAGTTCTCCCCACTTTGCGGAGATGATAAACATACTGTGTGTCATAATGTTGTTTGGTTTTTTAACAAATTAAATAGCTTTTTCTAAGATCTCCAAATGTTCAGTAACTAATGTTAGTGTTTCTTTGTCTTCGTCGTACTTATCACATAGTTCACCTACTTCAAGAAGTACTCTAACATCAACATCAAGTAAGCTTGCATAGTGATCAAAGTGGTATTCAGGATATAAGTATGAGTTAATATATGTGCACTCTTTTGGTTCTTTTCTAAAGAAGTAAAGGATGTCTAGTTTAGCATCCTCATCAAGCATAGAATACTTACCATCAATAAAACATTTCCAGTCTCTTCTCTTTTTTGTAAAGTTAAAGATAAAGATAATCTTATCGTTGTACTCTTCTCTTGATTCAAATAAAGGGGAAGCTGTTAGTACAGCCTCCGCCTTCTTGAACGCAGCGGATTTATTCCCTGCTTTATAAACAACAATCAAACGCTTATCTTTTACAGTATATCTATCTTTCCAGGCAATATATACATTCTCAGGTTGAGTCATTGACTTACGATCTGTAAGAACAAACGGTAATAAGAACGTCTTTGACTTCTGAAAGTATCTGCTATATAACGATGGTATCTTGTGTGCGTCTATCATTGTATGTTGGTTTTATACTACAAATATACTTTTTTACTTGCAAGTTCAAACGGAAGATAGTAGTTTCTTTCTTCGTAATGCCACTTAGCTTTGTTTAAAGTATCTATTAATCGTTCAGTCCATGCAATAATGCTTTCTGCTGATACACCAAAGGCATATGTGCAGTAGTTTTTATCAATAGCGACAAAGTTAAACTCAATAGTGTATCCAATAAGATCAGCATAGTTTTCATTAACTAACTGAACATAGATGGCAGCTTGCATCCAGTAATCATAATGCTCAATAGATCCATCAAAGTTAATAAGATCTTTTGATGTTGTCTTTAAGTCATTGATATAGATGATCTTCTTATCATGATCGATAACTAAGTTGTCAATAAACGGATAGCCTTTAAACTTATCGATATAGAACATCTTCTCGTTTACTGTCTCAATATTACCAGACATACTATCTAGGTGAAGACCAAGTAACTCACAGATATCTGCATGACTCTTGATCGTATTAACTGCTTCTGTGCAGAATGTTAAAGTATCTTGATCGATTAGATCTTTACCCTTCTTCATCTTTAAGAAAGACCAGTATACTTGATGGTCAAGTGTTATTATCTTATCAAGACGCTGAGCATCAGTCTTTAAGTTCTGAAAGTAATTCATGTCAGCCATGATATCTAAGATAGCTCCACCAAACTGATCAAGCTCTTCTCTTGAGTCATCTTGTAATTGTTGCTTGTGTGCAAACACTCTATCGATAACCATCTTTGCTTTTGCAGCAGGTAACTCAGTGGGCATTACAATATAGTTCTTTGTAATACTATCTGGTTCTAAGATCAGATTATGTATAAGCTTACCCTTAATAAGGTGATCCGCAACAATCTCTTCTCTTATACCATTGATATAAACGTCTTTAAAAGACTTTGGACTCCATAGTAATCTACTAAGACTACTGTAACTAAACTGAAAAGGCTTCTCATAGAAGCTATTCATTAATATTTGCTCTTCCATATTAGATACCAGTTGATTCATTATTGTGATCATGCTCTTCTTCTTTTGACCAGTATCCTTGTTGATACATGTAATTACGAATCTCAGCACCTGTTATCTTATCGTTTGTTGTTGACTCTATTCTTTCAAGAAATCCAATCAAATCAACACAAGCTTCTTCAATGTTTTTATTGTCCGCCATGTTTTTGTTGTTTAAGTTGTTCTGCTACCTCTTCTGGTAGATAGCCTAATAGATTTTTCTTTGGAAGGAACTCTAGTAATTCATAGATAGCTGTTACATCCTGCATCGCAAAGTCTTCCTTCATCTGTTCTATAACAGCTTCAATAATTGGGTCTTCCATATTAACTATACTTTTCTTCCATCATTATAAGAGCATCTCTTTTTGTTTGTGCTTTTACTGATGTACCAACTTTCTTTGTACTTACACTAGTTTCTAATACACCTCTCCATATTTTTGAGTTGAATCTATCTTGTTCTAGTGTCCATAAATCTCCACAGAGAGTTACTCTGTATATACCTGGTTTTACGAGAACAATACTTCTGTTATCGCTAGGTCTTAGTTTTTTTGTTTGCATCACAACATAAGTTTCTAACAAGTCTGCAATGCGTTTTAATTCGTGATGGATACCAGGGATATTTGTTGATATCAGCTTCTGACCCATCAGTGTTTCATGTAGTTCTGGCATAATAGTTTTATTTATTCCATATCACGACCATACCATTTACCTAGTATGTTTCCGTTATAGGAGTTTGTTCTTAATACGTCTAGTTTAACTTGCCAAGCAAACTCAGCATATGTTAAGTACTTCTTTGTTTTACATAACTCTAAGATCTCTCTTGAGAACTGCTCTACTCCAAGTAACTTAACATCTGCTGATAGTTCTTTGCTTGATCCATAATACTTTAACCAGTCAGACTCTTTCTTTATATACTCGAATGTCTTTCTTGTTTTTGTTTCTGCTTTACTACGAGCTGAGATTCTTTTCTTCTTTGTATGGTACAAAGACTTCTTTCCTATATAGATCTGACCTGTTGTTAGGTTAGTGATCTTATAGACAAATCCTTCTAGTTCGTGGTAATTAGGAAGCTTATCAAGAGAAGTGATAGCTTTACGCTTGTGCATCCAAGTTGTCTGACTCATTATCTACTACGTGTTTTGTTATTAAAGGAACTAAGTTGATCATTACTTCTCTAGGTCCAAAGTCTCTAATAGCATCAGCTAAATCTTTGCTCATCTTTAAGTGAACATAAGGTATATCACAATGCTCTTGATACTTCTTCATTGCCCGAAGTCCTGCCTCATCGTTGTCAAAGATAGTAATAATCTTCTTATATTGAGTTTTATACTTATCAATGACTTCTTGTTTTATCATTGTGTTCTCAGAGTCTGGTGCAATCACATCAACACTGAGCTTTAATGATTTTAATGCCATCAAGTCTTTAAGACTAGAGGTAATAACTAAGTAATCATGTCCTTTTAGTTGCTCTGAACCTTGTATATAGTTTGCAACCTTAATAAACTTTTTATCCTTTACAGTGGGTTGGTATATCTTATACACCTGATCATCACTAGTAAAGTAGCCATACAAATGCTTGCCTAATATCTCAAGCTCTTTGTGTTGACCGTCTTCTTCTTTAGCCATAATGTAGGATTGTAAGGGCCTAACATTATGCTCATCAAGTAATCTACTGCCTATGTTAAACTTAGTCCAGTAGTATTGATCTGCTGTTGTCCAGGGCCGTGTAGTTGTATCCTTAACACGGTATTTACTATAGCTTTTAAACTCTTGAACATCAAAGCCTCCATTATTATGTAAGATAAACTCATTATAATCCTCAATAATAGTTCCGCTTGCCTGTCCAAAGCTACACTGGTACAAATGCTTTACTAAATCAATAGCCCCACCACCCTTATCTGTTGAGAAGTCCTTAAACTTATAGATACTTTTCCTCTGATCAAAGTAGATACACATACTTGGTGTACGTTCCTTTGGATTGAAAAGACTCTTTACTTTAAGATCTTGACCAACAAGCTTGTCAGGTAGCTTGCAATAGTGCTCAAATATCCACGTTGATGGTACGAGCTTAACATCTGATATTAAGTTTTTTGTACTTAGCATAACCTGTTGTAATTAAAGGAGAAAAAAGAAGGGCAGAGATAAAATCCCCACCCTTTCTTACATCACCTAACCACTAATACTATAAGCTGAAGTCGTTGTTTGGTTCGAAACCTGCAACTGGTTTATCTTCTTTTGGTTCACTAACATGTAGTGACTTATCAAAAGCAATAAGATCAGCTTCGTTACCCTTTAACACATAAGCTTTCTTTCCTGTCTTGTCATATGGTAAGAACAAGTCATACGCAGTATAACCTTTTGCATTCTTATATCCGCTTGCTGCAATAGTAAATACCATTGAACGGTTAGCAAATATCTTAGATACTGCATCAACGTGATCAAAGATAGTAGATGCTGCAATGTTATCAACGGCATCTCTAATAGGAGCACCTAAAGTGTTTGCTAAGTTGATTACTGCTTGTAAATACTCATTATCACGCTTGTTGTTGATAGTCTTTGTAGTACCATCTGGCATATTACGAGTAACAGTGCTATCCTTCATTGGATATGCTTTGTACTTCACACGACCAATCTGACCTAAGTGACGAGGGCTAGATGGATCGTTAGGGTTAATAAAGAAACCTTGGAAGTTTGGATCTGTTACTGCTGGAGTTTCTAAGTTTAGAACTAAGCTAACTGAACCATCAGTATCAAAACTACGGTTTTTAGTTAACTGAACATTAAGAATACGTGCTTCTGTTGTACCTGGTCCGATAATTGGGCTAGTCTTTGCTACTTTTTCTTCTACTGCTGCGAAATCTTTTGTACTAATCATGATTGTTTTTGTTTATTATTGTTGTTTACATTAAATGAATACTTGGTCCCAATACGTTACCAGACCTGTTGGTGTCATCTCTGATACCATAAACTCCTGATCTCTTAAGTGAGTTGGTCTAGCCCCACATGAGATTTCATCTGTTGTTTTAAAGCTTAGGAAGTTTTGCTTTCCCTTGCGATACAGATAACCAATAGCATCTGAATTAGATGTGGTAATACGTTTAAGCTTACCTGTTAGATCTAAGTCAAGAACATTTACTTCTGCTCCGTTCTTTTCTAACATCGTATCTTTAACGTGTCCAACTAAAATAATGTGAGGAGCAAGAGTCTTGATGTAATCAATAACTTTTGTGAATGCCTCACGTAACCACGGATAACCCGCGCCGTTTGGTAAGTTCAATAAGCTTGTATACTTAGGCTTACCTTCTGTTAACCAGTTCTTTCCCATCGAAGTCTTTCCATATAACTCTTCTGCGAATGGTAAACAGATGTCTTCAAGTGCAGTGATTGTATCTACTGCGATGTACTTATACGGTTTATTTGCTTTTAAGATCTGCTCACCGATGGCTTTTATGTCTCTAACAGATGTTGCCTTGATCTTTAATGCATCAACATAGTCAGTACCACTCTCAAGGTCTAAGATTAGACAATCAGGTAGTCCTGCTAGTAACTCAGTCTTTCCAACTTTTGGTTTTGCGAATATAACAAGATTCTTTGGATTCTTTACTTCCGCCTTAACTTTATCTATAGGTAATGAGAACTCTTCCATTATTTGCTTCTTTTTTGTTTTACTTTCTTTATCGCTTCGTTAAGATAATCTTTTGAGCTTATTGGCTCACACTGAATGATTGCAAGCAAGTCAAGTACACTAAGATTACTATAGTGTTGATCTTCTGCTTTAAAATCATTTGATGATAACTGCTCTAACTCAAAGTCAAGTACTGCTTGTGATACTTCAGGTTCATCTTGTAATGGTGCATATGCATGCTGTACTCTTGTTGCACGAGATTGTTGTGCTGTAGATATAGGAGATCTTTTTACATTAACTGGTATAAGATCTGCTAAAGGAACACTATACAATCTGTTCTCTACTGCGTCGGGTAAGTTATTAGCATTAACGTTTGCTAATGGATACTGTTCCCAGTAAGGACAATCTGTATCTACTGTAAATAAGATACGCTCATCCATTGCTACATAACCTTTCTTATCTTCTGAAGATTTCAGTATCTCAAAGAAAAAGTTACGTCTAAACTGATTACCATAGATGTTTACTGAATCCAGGTCTGTTGTGGCATCATGCCAGATAGTTTTAAACTCAACCTTTGCGTTTGGGAAACCATAGTCAGCTAAAGCATCTTTATGAAACTGTGTTAGCTTACTATACAACTGTTTCTTCTCGTCGATAGTCATGTTTGTTTTACTAAGTACATTCGGGCCTAAGTCAGGCACTGCTTTTGGAACTGAGTTCAGTATACTAAACTGTCCCTTCAATTGATTGATCATATTTATTAACATTATTAAGGATTTACTACTCTTCTTCTAGTGCTGATAGCATCAACGTCTCTATCAGGTTCGGGACATTCAATGAACTTGTTTGCTGCAAAGTCACCTCTAAAGAATAACACAGCATCTGATTTACCATCTCTAGCTTTTAGTACGTGAACAGCAACGTGGTCTTGTTCTACTTTGTACTTATTAGGACCGTAAATCATTAGGTTCTTTTCAAAAGGTCTGTCTAGTGCAAGCATTAAGTCAGCATGGTTATACAAAGCATCACCACCGTAGATATCTGATGTATTAGGATAGTTACCAGCTTTACCTGGTTGACGTCTTTCATTACTCTCGATATCTCTGTTCATCTGATTAAGAACGATAAACAAGCATGGTATTGCTTTCTTTAACTCAGTCATCATAGTACCAAGATTGTGAAGCATTGCAAGCTCACTCTTCTCAGTACCCATCATTACAAGATAACTATGGTCAATAGTAATAATCATTGGCTTACGATGCTTTGTCCACATGGCAAGTATGTATGCTCTAATATTAGATACAGTACATCTTTTTGTAATGACAAAGATCTTATCAGCACCTCCTGATTTTTCTTTCTTGTAATCAACATAACCTTTAAGAAAA